TTATTGTTGTTCCTGTAATACCAGTTAAGTTAGAACCATCACCCTTAAATGATGTAGCAGTAATAATACCAGATGCATTTATTTGATTTACCTCGAATCCTGCAGAGTGTAGATTCTGTGTCGCATATTGAAGTCCTATAGAATGTCCAAGTGTGAGTGCAGTTCCCACTTGAACTTTACATCCACCATCAACATTTAATTCACCACCATTAGTTCCAATACCTATATTGCTTCCGGTAGATGGTAATATTGTATTGACTTTGAGGTTACTTGACATATTTCTTTTTAACTATTTAGTTACCCTCTAGGGTAGTTACTCTTGTACGAAGTGCAATATTATCCTCTTCTAATTTTTCAACCTTTGCAATCAATTCTTGAATTGATGCAGTAAGAAGAGGAACGAGTTTTGAGTGATCCATCACTTGATAGTCTGGTTTCCCATCATTATCCAGAGCGTCCTTTTCACCGAATACTGAATTTGGAACCACCTCTTGTGCTTCGTGAGCAAAGAAACCCTCCTCAGTTATTTCTGGTTGCTCAATCCAATTAAATCTTATTGGTCTTAAACTTTTTACTTTTACAATACCATCGGTGATTGCTACATCATTTTTCTTTCGACGATAATCTGAACTGGTATTATAACTTACTGAACCTGCGTTATTAGAAGTTACACTACCAAGTTCTGATCCACCGCCACTACCATGTGATGCATAATAAAATCGTATGTGTTTGGTGGATAATACATCTGGTCTTGAATCTATTACTAGCCCATTAGCATAACCAGCACCTCCACTATAATAATATCTTAGATATAATCTATAAGGATCTGAATAAGAAGAAGGTGCACCCATTCCAATTTGACCATCATCGGTAATAAACATTCGTGAATCATTTAATGCTACTTCATCACCATTATTATTATTATCCAATAAGAAATGTAATTTACCTCTTGAATATCCATTACCTGTTCCTTCAGCAACAATAGCTATTTTATTTCTGTTACTATATCCTTCTGGATCAAAACCTAATCCAACAGCATAACCAGAAGCAGCACTTGATCCACCTATGGTTTGAGCGATATAAACACCACTCGAAGTAGATGATTCTTTTACACTGAATTTTTTCACCCCGTCGGTTCTACCGATCATCACGTTACCACTTGAGTCGATGCGAACTCTTTCTCCTGCAGCACTTCCATTATGAGTCTTAAAAGTAATATGTCCTCCACTATTTTGATTGCCTATATGGAAATCATCATCCTCCCATCTATTAAATCCTACATATCCCTGAATTGTATTTGCACTATCTTTAAATCCCATGGCCATTTCAGCACCCTGGCCTGCATTATTATTATCTTTCAAAATTAATTGATATTCATCTGTATCTGCTACTTCAAGACTTCCTGTTACGTTGGCCCCTGTGTTGGTCGTTTGAAATTTTACAGACCCACCATGCATTAACATGGTCGTACCTCCACTAGTGCATCTTATTGCTTCCTCACTTGCACTATTTTGAATGTATAAACTTGCACTTCCATTTCCTCTTATATAATTATGCGTTCCTGAATGGAAAAATCTAAAATCTCCTCCACCCCAAGTTAAATAAACATTATCATTAAAATCTAAACCAGTGCCACCACCCGGAACTGTTAATGCTTTAAAAGTAGAGTCTCCAGCAAGGAACGTAGATGAGTTTGCAGTTCCAGAACCTAGTCTTGCAGTGGGAACTGTGCCTGATGCTATATTTGATGCATTTAAATTAGTTAAAGACGCACCACTACCACTAAATGATGTCGCAGTTACAACACCAGCATTACCTATTTTAATATTACTACCTACATCTAACTGACCACCAGATAATGTTAAACCTACATCATGTAGATTGGATACACCTGTCTTAAAATTTGCAGCAGTCGTTACACCTGTTATATTCGCATTTCCATTCGCATCTATTCTTATTTTTTCTGTATTATTTGTTCCAAATGTAAGAACATTCGTTGCTGGAGTGAAGATTGATGTTCCACCACCAACTCCAAAAGTAAATCCTGAGTTATCGACAAATGTTGTGATACCAGAAAACATCGGGCCGGTATCTGTCATTGTGACAGTGCTCATACCAGCTCGACTCTTCAAACTATTTGTGCGTATCTCAGAAGTCATATTGCTTTTTGATTATTTATGGTAACACCAAAGTTCCTGTTCCACTGAACTCAACAGCTCCATTTGCATTACGTGAATTATTATCTGAATACAATGTTAATGTATTATTTGAAAAAGTACCATTTGCTTGCCAACGAAGCATACCTCCACCAGTAGAACTATCTCCATATCCACTTTGATTCTCAAAATAGTAATATCCTCCGGGTATGAATTGATATGCAGCAGTGGTTCCAATTTCTAGATTAAATGGAAGATTTCTAACTACCCATGTAGTGCCACTACTTTGAGATAAACTTGGATTGTACCAATAGAAAGAGATATGTAATAAATTTCCGATTCTAACATATCTACCAAATCTATTTCCTGATCCAACAGTTACCTCTGAATTGACACCACTTCTCCACATTTGTGGTGTCCAACTTCCCTTTCTATAATAATCTAATTTATAATCTGATCCGCTACCACCTAAAAATATTCCTTTAGAGTAACTACTTCCATACATATAAAGATCGCCACCAATATAACTATTACTTTTAAAATCAGTAGTGCCATCTACAACAAGTTTATCAGCAGGTGACTGTGTTCCTATACCAAAAGAGCCATTAGCTTTGATAGTCGCTGTAGGAGAACCATTATTATAAAAATAAGTATCACCATCATCTTGATTGTTTATATAAAGACTGCCATTATACTGTGAAACTTGAGCCCCATCACTACCAGCAGATCCTTTGTTAGCAGTGGTTAAATGAATTTGTGCTCCTTTATTTGTAGCATTAGTTGTTTGATGAATATGAAAACTTGCTGTGTTATATGCGGTTGATGTTGGTACAGGATCTAGACCTCCAAGAGACATATTACCAGAGCTATTAATGCGAAGTCTTTCTGTATTGCTTGTTCCTAATATAAGACGATTATTACCATTAGCATCTTCCCCTTGAATATATGCTCTTGATGCATTTACACCCCACTGAGTATTCCAACCATTATCAAGCGAAATACCGCCATTATCAATAGTAAATTTCTGTATAGATGTTGAAGTACCTAACGATAAATTACCACTTGAGTCGATGCGAAGTCTTTCACTACCACCTGTCTCTGCTGTGATTGTATCAGCAGCAGGGAATCTTATTGCAGTGTTAGTATCTCCAGAGTGAATTATTTTGTCTGGAATTGTCAGATCACCACTCACGGTTAAGTTTGTGGGTTCAATCGTTCCTACAAATTTTGTTGCTGTAATTATACCTGTGACTACTACATTACTATTTGCATCAAAAGTTATATTACCTGCTGTTGTATTAATTCCTATGGTTGTGATACCAGAAGTCTTTCCATCTACATGTACGAGCACATCACCAGATGAATTAGTAAGTTTAATTTTCTCATCCAGTGTAGGACTTGCCGGAACCGACTTGGCCTCAATATTGTTGATCCGAAGTGTACTCATTTTATAACGTCTTTTTTAATATTTAGACCACAACATAGTTGCCATCAACAGTCAAAACACCATTGACTGTGACTGGCCCTGCCATAAGTCCATTAAAGTTTGTACTTATATAATGACTACCATTAAGTTCATTATCATAAATTGTCATTCCATTACTTATATACATTCCTTGGAATGAATTACCAGCACCAACCATTGCAGTGGTGAATTGTGTTGTGCCAATACCTACATTCGATGCAGTGTGAATACCAGAAGATGATGATACAAACTTACCTCCACCAGCAACAACAAAGTTTAATTTACCGCCTGAGTCATCATAAGTTACATCTATATTTGTTTCAGTATTCCCACTTACCATTCCTCCGACAATATCCTGAACTTCTTCAGTTGTTAATTGATCGGAAACAAAGTTTAGTTTACCACCAGCATCATCATAAGTTACTGATATATTTGTCTCAGTGTTGCCAGAAACCATTCCTCCGACAATATCTTGTATTTCTTCGTCTGTCTTACCACCTAAGTTTACAGTTGCGATTCCTGATACAACAGATGCAGTTAATCCTGATTGAACAAAATTGATAAAGGTTACACCAGCACCTATGGTTGTGCCACCTGATTGTATTCCTACACTTGATAATCTATCGATTGCACTCTGTGCCAACTTAGGCATTGTTACAGATGCATCTGCTGGAACTGATACCCCAATTGATGTGCCAAGTACAATTACAAAACAATCTTGTGCTGATGTTGGTGCGGATGCAAACTCAATTGAACTTTGATCTATGGTATATGCTGCCTCAGCTTCCTGAACAACACCACCAAGAACAACCATTAATGATAGTGATGATCCGGGAAAGAAATCTGTACCACCTGCTTTTAGATCAAACGATACCTTACTACCATCAAACTGTGAAGAGAAATCATCCAGTTTGAGGTAATTACCTTGACTTAAATCGCGACCTATGTATGGCATATTACTTTTTAATTATTTATATTGGTTGTGTTGGCCAAGTAACAGATGAACTATCTAACTCACCAACACTATCAAGTTTTGGTGATGCAGAAGCAGGTAAGTCACGAAGTGCTTGTCTGTATGTTTTCCAATCTGAATCATTTGATAGGTTTACATCTCTATTCTGTGTCCAATCACACAATGAGAGTCTCTGATCTCTTTCAATCCTCAAAAGTCTCATCGGTTCTGCATTTTGTAATTCGGCAATTTTATTATTTACTTCTGTCTCTGTAGGTTTCGTAATTTCTGAATTTTTCCATACGATATCAGCATAAGTATCACCCTTTACAGCGAATGAAGAATTAGGTGCCAATTCGATTAGTGCTCTTGCTATTAAATCTTGCATAGTTATGTGTCCAGTAAAATCATGACGGCTCTAGATAATTGACTTACATAAGCCGTCGTTGCGTTAGATCTGTTTTCGTAAAATTCAAATTGTATATAGTCGCTAGTTCCATTCATAGCAGTAGTACACATAACCGTATGCATATGGCTACCAGAACTATATGATGCAAATGTAGAACGTTGTTCTTCACTTCCATTCTTAGTTATTCTGTTATAATAAGTCGTGCCACTAGCATAAACTCCATTCCAGTGAGCGTTGTAAATAATTAAATATCTACCTGCGACTGTTGGTGTTAACTTTTCGTTTGTAGTGTCGCCAGTAATACCATTACTAGTTACAGAAGTCATGTTATGTAATATATATCCTGAGTTAGTGTCATAAGTAATCCCAAAGACAACATGAGCATAAGTTTCAGTATGACCACCTGCAGATGGTGTTGCCCACTGGACTGCTGAACCAGAACCTTGACTTGTTAATACTTGACCTGATGAACCATAGTTTGAACCAGATAATCCGATTGCACCATTAGCATTGATTTGGAATTTAGTGGCGTTTTGAACACCAAGATACATTATATCATTGGGTTGATTATAAACTACGTAACCTTTGTAAGCATCATTACCACTAGAACCGTCTGCAAAATATATGCTACCATTACCTTGATAATTACTCCTTATAGTTATACCACTGTTATTTCCACCACCACTAGGAGCTGAAACAACTAAAGCATCAGCGTCATTATTATAAGAATCAGGATCGGTTATATTAATACCGACTCTACCATCTGAACGAATAGTCATTCTCTGTAAGAGATTACTTACACCACTACCAGTTGAAGTATAAAAATCTATATCTCCATATCCACTACTATCTCTTCCATTACCTACAATTTTTGCAAATTGATGATCACTATATTCAAATTTAAGGGCAACATCTCCACCAGTTGATCCTAATAAAACATCACCTTTGACTTGTAATTTTTCTGATGGTGCAGTTTCATTGATGCCAACATTACCATTCGATGTGATGCGAAGTCTTTCTGCTACACCATCAGTTGTAGTGGTTTTAAACACAATACGGCCCGGCATGACATTGTTATTTGGAGTGCCATCCACTTGCATTTCAATTTGTGCTGCCTCTTCAAAGTTAGTTCCATCAGAACCAAAACCTTTGAGTGATAATAAGACATCATTATTTTGAACAATTGTATGACTACCTACTGATGCATTACGTGACTTAGATCCAGAAATACGAGTGAAATCATTATCATTTCCAAATACAGACATAATAACAGACGAATCCATGTCCAATCCATTAATATTAATGCCACCAGCTATTGCATCACCGTCTTGAACTGTTGCTGAACCTCTTTGATACCTACCATTTAGAGCTAAAGTACCTCCATCAAAAAGTAAGTTTGCTTCACCATTTAAATTAACACCACTACCACCAGTGATTACTCGATTATCCGCATTGTTTGCTATTGTTACCTGTGCTGGTAATGAAGTTAAGTTAGATCCATCACCATATAAACTACCAGCATAAATTGAATTTGCTGTAACTATGCCTACATTTATTTTTTTAGTATTACCAGAGTGAACTGCCACATCTGGATTAGTTGTTCCAATTCCAACATGGCCTCCATCAACTTGAGTAATACCTCCAGTTCCGGATTGATGTAACCATTGATTGAAACGAATATCAGACATTTATCTTTTTAGTTATTTAGTTAATTAATCTGGATCCTCTGCTACTCCACCATCTACTACCCACTGTTTGTATTCTTCGTAATGCCTATTACCATCTTCAAGAAGAAAAACAAGTCTATAATCTCCATCCATAGTTTCTATCCTATCAACTTTAGTATCATCATCAATTGATTTTATTAATTTATATTTTGGGTTTGTTGGATAAGCCATAATTACAACTCCGCATCGAGATACATAAAAGATTCGTTATTAACAAGGTTATGATAATGAGCAGAACATCTTACCGCTTGCCCATGTCTAGTATTATTACCTGACATATTTAGAACTGCATGTTCTCTTGTGGTTTTACCATCAAGTGATATCGTATGTATGTATTCGGCACTGTTACCAAATACTTTTTCGTAAGTATATGCACCAGCTGAACTGGTTTTAGCAGTCATCGTAGGTGTTACTCTCATATCAATTTGACCAGCATCAATGAAGATATAACCTGAATAATATTGCATACCAATACCAAGTAAAGAATAACCAGTATGAGATAAAACATGACAATATCTTTTACAACGTTCAAGTTCTTCTTGGCGGATGCGGTGCTCAAACGGGGTGGCCACTGAGCCAACTTCAAGTTGAACTCCCGTGAGTTGGAATGTTGCGTTAGATGTTGTCCACCAAGTAGAACCCATATCAGGTCTTGAAGTATAACCAGCATGAGTTACCCATTGATTAACTGATCCAGTAGATGTGTAATGATCACCAAGATAAGCAGTCCAGTAGATGTTCAATCCTAAACCATTATCATTATCAAATTGTAAACCACTGTTACCCGGAACATTCAAAGTAATTTTAGTCCATGCATTAGCTGAGAGAGACATTAAATGATTGTATTCTTTTGTACCACCATCATTAGTATGTAAGAAAAACAAATAAGTTTGTGTCACACTTGCCTTTATCCAGAAAGATATGGTAATAAAACTCGAACTAGAGGTATAATTCCAACCACTTGTTGCAAGATCTTGTGCTTCTACTGAATATTGCATATAAGCATATGCTTGATTATTCGCATTTTGTCCAGCGTTTGTAATACTATATGCTTTTCTAAATCCTTCAGTATAAGGTGTTGTTCCAGAGGCAACATCAACTTGTGCTTGAGTTAATGTATGACTTGCACCACCAGCATTCATCTTGAATCTATCTACAGTTCTATAACCAGATGAATTATGTGATGTTGCCCTTTGAGCTATTTTGAAATCTCCATTAATTATAATGTTGCGATGAGATAATTGTGTCGTGCGTGTGAGTCCTTCACCACTACCACTGAATGATGTTGCAGTACAGATTCCTGCTATATTGACTCCTGTGTTTGAAGTTTCAAATTTTTTATTTCCATTAAAATACAAATTTACAGCTCCATCAGGAACACAGTCTATTGCAGATTCAGTTGTTTTAGTTCTTATAAAAATATTTCCACTAGATGCTTCATTTCTTATTAAAAAGTTTCCTGTTAAATTATGAAGTCTAGTATCAAATCCATCGTGATAAATTTGTAAATCCGACGAAGCACCGAAACGTATTCTTTTATTATCACCTAAGTCTAAATTGGTGCCATCATAAGTTAATGTTGACTCACCATTTAAGGTATTCGCTGTTCCAGATCCAGTAATTATTCGATTATCTGCGTTATTGTTTATTGTTGTTCCTGTAATACCAGTTAAGTTAGAACCA